TTCGGCCTGCCGCCGCGCGACACCAGCGTCACCCCGATCCCCGCCGCCGTTCCTACCGGCGACGGGCGCGGCATGGTCGGCTTGCCGCGCCGGCACCCCGCCGGCACCCCGCCGGCGAAGCGATTCTCCCCGCACCGGCCGATGACTTGCCCGCCGGCGTTGACACGTCGGCGGGCATTTTTTCCAGGGCGCAATCGTGACTAAGCGCCGCCGCTACACGGACGACGAGAAGGCGACCGTCCGCAACATGTGGGAGGCGGGCGAGCCCGTCATCGCCATCGCCGCGGCGATCAAGACGAGCCCAGAGCGCATCAGCAGCATCCGCACATTCCTCGGCCTGCCGCCACGGCCGCGCGGCGGCTACCGGGGCAAGGTGCCCGGCCTCTACGCGCCGGGCAAGGATCACTACGCCATCGGCGTCGCGCCGGACCGCGACGAGGTCGTGCTGTACCTGCGCCGCCTCGGGGTCGTGGTGTTCGGCGCCGGGCCGGGCCGGTGGAACGTCAACTATCGCCGCGTCGTGGACCGCGCCGGCCTCGTCGCCACCGCCAACAAATGGCGCGAGTGGCGCGACCTGCCGCCGTTCGATGTGCCGGATCAATCGGAGGATTCAAATGAGCGATTACCCGCCGACAGATGATGTCATCGTGGCGATGCAGCGCGAATTTCGCGCGAGCCTGCCGGCGATCATCGACGGTCGCGAGCCCGCTTCCGGGTTTGCGGTCGCGCAATACCAGTCCCGGCTGATCGGCTTCGGTCTGGTGGCCGTGCGGCCAACACCGCCGCGCCAGCCTAGCGCGGCTGTGCTGGCGCGCCGCGAGAAAATCCGGGCGCGGACGCTGGAGGCGCAGCGGATGCGCGCGGGTGGATACTCGATCCGCGCCATCGCCCAGAAGATGCGCACAAGCATCGGAACTGTCCAGCGAGCGCTGCAAGATCCTGTCCAGGAGAGGCACGGCTGATGCCGCGCCACCGGCCGGAATGGCCGCAGGAGCAGATTCAGCGCCTGCTGGAACTGGCGGACGGCACACGCACCGCGTCCGAGATCGGCGCGGCGATGGGGCTGTCGAAAAATGCCATCGCCGGCAAGGTGGCGCGGCTGCGCCAGCACAACGGGCGCATTGCCACGCTGTCGCAGTCGCAGGGCGGCCGCTATCACCCGTGGACGCAGGCGGATCTGCACGAACTCGCGCGCCGCATCGCCGCCGGCGAGCGCCCATACGTGGCGGCGCGGGCGCTCGGCCGGACATCGCAAGCGGTGTGGGGAAAGATCGACATTCTGCGGTCGCAGGATCCGGGATGGCCGCACTCGGTGATCAAGGCGGCGCGCGCCGCGGACATAAACGCCCCGATTTTATGTCCACCGATGCCGCCGGCACCGCCGCACGCTGCCTCCACCTACACCGCGCCTCCCGCAGACAAGCACGCCGGCACCTGCGCGACGCCGACGTGCCGCTTGCCGCGCCAGCGCGGATACCCGGACGGGCTCTGTGCCGACTGCCGCCGCGAGCGGATGCCGGCGCGGATGCGCGCGCCGGTGGTGTGGGCCGATCTCGCCGAGTAACCGCGGCATCCGCCGCCATCTAGGAGCCCGACATGACAATGATCGACGGCACGGACCGGGAACTGCTGCGCAGCTACGTCGCGCGCATCGAGCGGCTGGAGGACGAAAAGCGCTCCCTCGCCGAGGACATCCGCGAGGTCTACACCGAGGCGAAAGACGACGGATTCGACATCAAGATCGTGCGCCAGGTCGTCAAGCTGCGGCGCATGTCGGCGGACGAACGCAGCGAGCGCGAAATGCTGCTCGACACATACATGGCGGCGCTCGGGATGCTGGCCGACACGCCGCTGGGCGAGGCGGCGTTGAGGCGCGAGGGGCTGGCGGCCGCGGCCGAGTAGCGCGATGAACGGACACATCATGATCGACGACGATTATGCGGCGTTCCTCGCCAAGAAGGCTGTGCGCGCGCCGCTGCGAGGTCTGGCGAGCGTGCCGGAACTCGCGCCGCACCTGTTCCCGTTCCAGCGCCATTGCGTCGATTTCGCACTGCGCGCCGGCGGGTCCGGGCTGTTTCTCGATACCGGCCTCGGCAAGACCGAGTGCCAGCTTGAATGGTGTCGCCACGCCGCCGAGGCGAGCAACGGCCGGGCGCTAATACTGACGCCGCTCGCCGTCGCGTGGCAGACGAAGCGGCGCGCCGACCGATGGGGGTATCAGGCACGCGTCATCCGCGAACAGTCGGACATCGGGGACGGAATCAACATATGCAACTACGACCGCCTGGGGCATCTCGCCCCCGATGCATTCGGCGCCGTCGCGCTCGACGAGGCGTCGATCCTCAAATCATTCACCGGCAAAACCACGCGATCGCTGATCGATGCGTTCCAAGGGCATCGGTGGAAGATGGCTGCGACCGCGACGCCGGCGCCAAACGACTATATGGAAATCGGCAACTACGCCGAATTTCTCGACGTGATGGCCGCAAACGAGATGCTGTCGCGATTCTTCATCAACGACGCATCGACGGCGTCGCAGGAATGGCGGCTGAAACGCCACGCCGAATCCGAATATTGGGATTGGATGGCGAGTTGGGCGCGAATGGCCGAGAAGCCGTCCGATCTCGGTGACAACGATGACGGGTTCATCCTGCCGCCGTTCAAAATCATCCGCCATCGCGCCCGCGACAGCATGATCGAAAAGTCGCTAGGCGGCCTGTTCGGCGACGTGACGATGAGCGCCACGACAATGCACGATATCAAGCGGCAGACCAGCGAGGCGCGCGCGGACGCCGCCGCCGCGATCGTGGATGCCGAACCGGATGAACCGTGGCTGATCTGGTGCGACACAGACTATGAGGCGAACGCGCTGCTGGCCGCCATGCCAAGCGCCATCGATGTCCGCGGGTCGCACAGCATCGAGGTAAAAGAGGAACGGCTGACCGGATTCGCAACAGGCGCCGTCAAACACATCATTGGCAAGCCGTCGATGATCGGATTCGGCCTCGACTGGTCGCACTGTGCGCGGATGATCTTTGCCGGCCGCAGTTACTCCTATGAGGCTTGGTATCAGGCAGTGCGCCGCTGCTGGCGCTACGGGCAGAGGCGCGAACTGCATGTGCACCTGATCGTGGCCGAGGGCGAGACGGAAATCGGCCGCGTCGTCGAGCGCAAAGCCGATGCGCACACTTCAATGAAGGGCGCAATGCAAGCGGCGATGCGGCGCGCGACGGGCAGTGATGTGACGACGAAAGTCGCTTATGCGCCGACACACATAGGGAGATTGCCGGCATGGATTCAATCCGCTGTCTGAACGTCGCGGAAGGTCGCGACTACGTTGCGTTTCATGGCGACTGCGTCGATGTGCTGCGCCAGATGCCGGACGCATCGATCGGATTCTCCGTGTACTCGCCGCCGTTCGGATCGCTGTTTGTCTATTCCGACAGCGCCGCCGACATGGGCAATTCCACCGATGCCGAGTTCGCGCAGCACTACGAATATCTCGTGCGTGAGAAATTCCGCGTCACGATGCCCGGCCGGTTGACCGCCGTGCATTGCAGCGACCTACCGATGACCAAGTGGCGCGACGGCGCCATCGGCATCAAGGATTTCTCCGGCGATATCATCCGCATCCACCAGGATGCGGGGTGGATCATGCACTCCCGGCGCACGATCTGGAAATCGCCGGTGACGGAAATGACGCGCACAAAGCATGTCGGGCTGCTCTACAAGCAATTGCAAAAGGACAGCGCAAAGTCGCGCGGCGGGATGCCCGACTACCTCATCACCTTCGTCAAGCCGGGCGATAACCCGGCGCCCATATCCCACACGCCAGAAAGCTTCCCGCTATCGCAGTGGCAGGAATGGGCATCGCCCGTATGGATGACGATCGACCAGTCCAACGTGCTCAACGTGCGGCTGGCAAAGGACGCCGCAGACGAGCGCCACCTGTGCCCGCTGCAACTCGACGTGATCGAGCGCGCCATCGTCATGTGGTCGAATCCAGGCGATGTGGTGATGTCGCCGTTCATGGGCATCGGCTCGGAGGGAACCGTCGCGCTGAAGATGCGGCGGAAATTCCTCGGTGTGGAACTCAAGGAATCGTACTGGCGGCAGGCGTGCGCGTTCATGGACGGCGCTGATCGTCAATCCGACATGCTGATGGACGACGCCCCCTCGGCCGCAGCCGAGTAGCGCCATGACGGCGCGCCTGACGCTGCCGTTCCCGCCGAGCACTAACAATTTGTTTGCCACGATCGTTCGCAATGGCCACGTCGTGCGCATCCCGTCCGCCCGATACAAGCAATGGCGTAAGGCGGCGGCCGACGCGCTGCGTCTCCAATCGCCGCTGCCGCGCTTCGAGGGGCCGGTGGTGATGACGCTCACGTTCGGGCGGCCCGACAAGCGTTCACGCGACGTGTCCAACCTGATCAAGGGCGTCGAGGATCTCGCGGTCAGCCTTGGAATCATCGTGGACGACTCGCTCGTGGAGCGCGTCACGGCGCAGTGGGGCGACGTCGTCGGGTGCGTGGTGGAGATCGATGCGGCGGACATAAACACCGGGACTTTATGTCCACCACCTATCGCGGGCCGGCATCAATGATGCTGCGCCAGCACCTCGCCGACCGCATCGCCGGCCGCCCGCCGCTGCCGCATCCGTTCGACGCGCTAGCGCACGAGATCGCGGTGCATGCTGACGAGTTCGATGCGCGCGAACGGAGACGCATCGAACACGCTGGCATCCCCAAGCGCGTCACAGACGGATGGCCGGGGACGCCATGCCGGCCGATGGCGGGCCGCATCAACCCGACCGCTGGGGGCCTGTTTGCGTGGTCGGCCACTGGACGCCCGGTCGTCGTGCACGGCGCATGGTCAATCTGGGACGATGCAGACGACT